TATTGATTTTTTTGCGACTATAGTTTATAATACACTTCGCACAGGTGATACGGACGCTTAGCTCAGTTGGTAGAGCATTCGCTTGACGTGCGAAGGGTCAGCGGTTCGAGCCCGTTAGCGTCCACCAGACTGAAAAGCCTTGAAATCCTTGATATATAAGGGTTCAGGGCTTTTTTATTTGCTTTAAATATTAGTAATTGAAGTTGATAAATCGGCTTAAGTTAGGTCACGTTTGTGATAAAGTGCAAGTCAGATGCAAGTCAGAATATTTTTCTTGAAAGCTTTTTCTTTTGTATAAGTTGTTATTACTATTCACTTAGCGCATTGCAGAAACAAAAAAAACCGCTAATCGCAAGCCCGATAAGCAAGAACGACAGCGGTAAACCCCTGGCACCCTCGGAGCAAACTCCGAGGGATGCCTCAGTCCACTTATAGTATATGCAAAAAATATGAAAAAAGCAATACCATTATTAATTTGTGTTAGCGTGATGCTTACTGCGGGTGCTTGGAAGCTTTCGGGTTGGGTGCGTCTTGCAACACTGATAGTTTCTGCTGTTTTGGCAACTATTACTTTGCTTCTTGCGATTACCAATAGGCAGGAGGAGAAATAATGACAATAAAAGAGGCTCGTTTATTAGCTGGTTTAACCTTAAAAGGAATGAGCGAAAAAATGGAGATACCTCAGCGTACAATTGAAGCGTGGGAATCTGGAACAAGAAAGCCCCCGTCGTATGTTGAGAAGCTTGTTATCGATGAGTTGCTAAGGATAGCTAACTCTAAATAGAGTATTTTATCTAATAAGGCAACAAAATAACGGCAGAGCTATTATAACTCTGCCGTTTGCTTTTTGTTTATTCGTTTTTCTTCAACTGCTTCACAAGCTGATTGCCGTAAACGGCTGCACCTGTTACAAGGATACCCTGTATTACAGCGTCTACGCCGAAACCTGCAAGGGCACACGCCCCTAAAATGCCTACAGGAAGCAAAATGAGCGGTATGTATTTATCGGGTATAAACTCTATGCCTTTAATGATTAGTCCTAAAATAAGCAGAGCAGGGACTAAAATAAGGGCATCCTCGATTAAAAAAGTATAAATGTCCATAGCTCAAACTCCTTTCTCAAACATCTTGTTAAGACACGCTCCCAGCTTTTCAATCTCTTTGTCGTGTCTTTCAAGGTGTTTTTCGAAGATTTTGTCTTTATTTTCGATTACCGCCACCCGCTCATTAAAGTGATTATGTTTGTCTACCTTAGCTTCCAGTTTATCTACCTTTTCTTCAAGCCTTTGTAGCTGATAGGTGGTCTTTTTGCTGGCTGTATATACCGTGCCGATGACTCCCGATAATGTTCCCACAAACGCAAGGAGCGCAACTATAATCTCACTTAACATTTAATTTAGCCGCCTTTCTCAAGACTTCACGAGCGTCTTTTGTGGTAATTTTGCCGTCCCCATCCATGTCGAGGAGCTTTAAATCGTCCGGTGTGGGCTTGGCGAGCCTTGCCGCTATCTGTAACGCCCGCCTGCCATCCTTAGAGGTGTACCGATAAGGCTCAGTATATACACCCTTTCTATTTTCCACGCCGCAGTACGGTGTGGGGTCAATCCTCGTTGCTGTGGTCGCACCCGTGCGTACCTCGAAATGGACATGAGGCCCTGTGGAGTTACCGGTGCTGCCCATAATACCTATGGTGTCGCCCTGTTTTACCTTTTGACCTTGCTTTACGGCTATGCTCTTGAGGTGGGCGTAATAGTATCGTTTCTTGTCGTCTATTACTATGACAAGATTGCCGTAGCTCTGACTACCTGTTTTGGTCTTACCATCCCACTTTTGAATGAGATATACCGTACCGTCCGCAACGCACCTGACGGTCGGGTCGGTGTCACCCACAATGTCAATACCGCCGTGATTGCCGCCGTAGGCTTGCGTAACACGGTTGATGCCTTTAAATATCATCATTACAAAAAATCTAGCCGAAAGCCCACGACTTCAGTCGTTGGGATGAAGGCTTATTAAATACTTGACACCTATCTAATATTATGATATATTATAATTAGATAAGGTGGTGGTTATCTAATGAATAATAAATACACGCATAAAAAAGGAATTGTTTATCTAAATCAATATCATATAGTATTTTGTCCTAAATACAGACGTAAGGTATTAGTTGGAGATATAGAGAAAGATTTAAGGCAAATATTTTATGATATAGCTAAAGAGAAAGATGTTGAAATAAAAGCATTAGAAATAATGCCAGACCATGTTCATATGTTTATAAGTTTCGATCCACGACAACATTTGCATAGTTTAGTACGATATTTTAAAGGAACAAGCAGTAGAATTTTAAGAGAAAAATATCCTGAATTAAGAAGTAGAATCCCTTCACTTTGGACACGAAGTTATTTTTGCTGTACTGTTGGATACGTAAGCGAAGAAGCAATACAAAAATATATAGAAAATCAAAAGAATGTATAGAAAGGTGTTGAATTATGAAATTAACAGTTAAATTTAAAATACTACCAAGCAAAGAACAAGAACAATATTTAGAGCAAACTTTAAATGAATATATAAATACTGTAAATAATATAGTTCAAATTATGATTAATGGACACACAAAGCTAACCTCAAAAGATATTAAAGCTAATCTACCAAGTGCAGTAAAAAATCAAGCCATAAGAGATGCTAAAAGTGTTTATAGAAAATATAAGAAAACTAATAACCTGCCAATTTTAAAGAAACCAGTATGTATATTGAACAATCAAAATTATAAAATAAATGATTATGTGAGTTTTCCAGTTATGATTAATGGCAAATCCCAAAGAATAAAAGTAAAAACTATACTAACAGATTATCAAAAACAACAATTAAACAACAAATTAGGCACATTAAGAATAACTAAAAAATCGGGTAAATGGATAGCACAAATATCTGTAGATGTACCAGAAAAACAAAACAATGATACAGAGATAATGGGAGTAGATTTAGGATTAAAAGTACCAGCAGTAGCGGTAACAAGCAATGGCAAAACAAAATTCTTTGGCAACGGTAGACAAAACAAATATGTCAGACGTAAATATAAATCATTGAGGCAAAAACTAGGTAAAGCAAAACAGTTAAAGAAAATTAAACAAATAGGTAGCAAAGAACAACGATGGATGAAAGACCAAGATCATAAAATCAGTAGGGAAATCGTTAATTTTGCTAAAGAAAATCATGTTTCGGTAATTCGCCTTGAAAAGTTGGCGAATATCCGAAACACGGCAAGAACAAGCCGTAAAAACGAAAAGAATTTGCATACATGGTCTTTCTATCGTTTAGCAAAATATATAGAATACAAGGCAAAATTAGAAGGGATAAAAGTAGAATACGTAAATCCAGAATATACAAGCCAAAAATGTCCTCATTGTGGCACTTTAAACAAAGCGAGAGATAGAAAATATGTATGCAAATCATGTGGTCATATAACTCATAGAGATAGATTGGGTGCAATAAACATAATGAAAGCACCTGTGGTAGATGGTGTAGCCTAATGAGGTGATAGTCTACCAGCCCTAGGGTCTATACGACCTGCCTAGGGAGGGGTGATGGCACACCCTTAACTTGGGCTTTGTCCGAACCAGAAATGGATGAGGGCGTTAACGACCCAAGAATCCCCTGACTTCAGTCATGGGGAGTGTCAAGGCATCCACAAGCTCATTGACCTTGCGGACAAGCTCATGCGGCTGAGGGGCAGATAATTTAGTAATAGGCATTCAATCGCCCCCTTATCCGAGTAAGAAATAGCCTGCGAATTTTGTGTCAGAGTAAATCTTGATGTTCGTGCTTGTTCTGACTATGCCAACAACGACCTTGACATACTCGCCCGAAACATTCTTATAAACATCGCCGGGATATTTATTGTTATGCGGCTTTGTGACGACGAAATAATTGCCCTCGGTGTCCCAGTCTGTAGTGTGGTTAAAGTCAACCTTTGTCATGCCTGTGGGGTCATCTGAGCCTGCGGTGTAGTCGTGCCAACCGATGTTTCCAAACTCGTCCGTGCCGTAATATTTGGAGTTGCCGGGAGCTTCATCGGGGTTGAGAGCCTTCGCCTTGCCTACGGTTGTAGTGCCGTCCTCTATTTTCTCTATATCTGTTGCAAGAGCATCTAAAGCCTGTTTTATAGTGCCGCCCGTAGTGTCATAGTCCTTCGCTTTATCTGCGCTTAAAGCGGTCTGCGTGACTTTTCCGTCAGCGTCAAGGGTAGCGAAGCCGTATGTGGATTTATCCTGCTTCCGATTTTCAAGCTCCGTGAAATTGTTGTTTATCGTTTCAGTGTATTCTTTCACGGGTACGCCTAAGCCAACTCTCCGTAACTCTGCCATAATATCCGTCCTTTCTGTTATTGGATAAAGATTATTCCCTCAAAGGGAATGTTTGAATAAATATTCACATCTCCATTTGGGAGGCGTTTGTATGAAACAATAGCGTCAGCATCGTTGCTCTCCGCTCCGACTACCCTTGCATTGAAGCCCCTCATGTGAGCAGAGGGCGGGATAGAGAGTACATAATAGCCTCCGCTCATAGTCCAATCGTCGGGAGTGCAGGGGACAGCCGTGTCGCCTCCGACAATGACGGGCGAGGTCTGCTCCAGCCTTGCGTTTATCGCCATGTCAGAGCCGATTTTAGCAGGGATAGCCGCCCCGTTGGAGATAGTGACCTGTATAGTCTTAGCCAGTCAACTACCCACCACCTGTAGAGGTGGGGGCTTGAGGTTGTGAAGACCTCAGGTCCTAGTTGACTAGCCTCAGCCACCGGTGAAGAGCCGACGGGGCTACGTTAGGTGTGGTGATGACAGGTTGGGATGATGCCCTAGTCCCAAACGCTGTCGTGTAGGCCTAAACAGTCCTGAGGGGTAGGGATAGTGGTCTACACATAACAAGCCCACCTAACATTGGCGAAGGGCAAATTACTCCGAAAGGAGGTACACTTTTTGTTAGTGTACGTACTTAATAAACATGGAAGGCCACTTATGCCATGCAAACCATCAAAAGCAAGGAAATTACTAAAGCAGGGCAAAGCAAAAATAGTAAAGTATGAACCTTTCACAATTCAACTACTCTATGGCAGTAGCGGATACAAGCAAAAGTGTGTTTTAGGCATTGATGCGGGCAGCAAAAATATAGGTTTAGTAGTAACAATAGAAGATGGCAGGGTAATCTATAAAGCTCAAGCAACACTTCGACAGGATATAAGAGAGAATATCGAGACACGACGTAGACTGAAACGTGCCAGACGCTATAGAAAAACAAGGTACAGAAAACCCAAAATCTTTACCAGTAAGTGGAGAAATGGTTGGTTGCCACCTTCGATTAGAGCCAGAATAGATGCACACTACAATATTGTTAAGAAGATATGCAACATCATGCCCATCAAGGAGATTGTAGTAGAAGTAGGGCAATTCGACGTACAAGCAATAATTAACCCGGACATTCAAGGCGAAGAGTACCAGAATGGCGAATTGAAAGGATTCGACAGTGTCAAAGAGTACGTGAAAATAAGAGACAACTTCCAATGTCACTACGCGAATTTGAGACCGGACATACCATGTTCAGGGAAGTTGACTGTGGACCATATCATACCCAGAAGCAGGGGTGGAACAGACAATCCAACCAACTTGGTATGTTGTTGTGAGATGCACAACATGGCAAAAGGCAATATGTCGTACAAGGAGTTTACTGGACATGAATTACCCAGTATAAGAGATTTTCGTCCAACGGTGTTTATGAACGTACTGATGGAACATTTAGTACCGAGACTGCAAGAGTTAGCACCAACGAAGTACACATTTGGTTACGTAACTAGAAGGAGACGAAAGGAATGGGGACTTGAAAAGTTGCATATCAACGATGCAATAGCGATAGCAGGGATAAAACCAAGATGGCAGGATAACGTATGGTATTGTATTAGACAGGTGAGGAAGAAGAAGCGGAGTCTGCATGAAGAAATACCACGCAAGGGCAGGAACAAACCGAACCGAGAGGCAAAAAGGAACAATAAAAACGTAAAGGAGATAGTGACAAAAAGCGGTAAATGGTGTTTATGGGATAAGGTGAAGATAACAACAGGTGAAATAGGGTTTATTTCAGGATTTACTGGCAAGTGGGTATACGTGCAGGATATAGATGGCAACTACCTGCAACTGTCAGACAAGTACAAGCAAATAAATCCTAGCGAGCTAGTTCTAATTTGCAGAAACAATAATTACATTGTCCAGCAATTCATCTCCACCTTGTAGAAGGTGGAGACTTCTTGTTATGGTTCGTTAAAATCCTTGACATTATAAAAATCCTCTTCAGCTGGTTTCTTCAAGTTATAGTTTTGCGTATATTCAGCCATCAGCTAATCACCTCATTTCTTAATTGGTAATGTGTGTACTGGCTTAACTGCTCATGCGTAGAATTCGCTAGAGTAAGGTGTTGGTTATATCTCAACTCAACCGTAATAACAATGTTTGCCGGCACCATCTGCCGGGTAATTCTGACCACTTCATCAAACATACGCTTTCTTGTTAGTTCGATTTTGATGTTTAGACCATACTCATCGGCATTAAGCTCAATTACATAGCCATCCGGGCCGCAGAGATTATCCAAGCGTTCAAGCAATACTCGATATGTGTAAGGTAATTTATCATTCCACACGCCCTGCACACGAAACCGTCTTGTTTCGAGAGTATCGTCAGCGAAAGGAACAAATTTCAGCATCTTCTCCCGCCTGGCGATACCCTTTTCTGTTGCAGTCTGAATGAACTGATCATCTACAATGTTTTCTATTTCCTGCCAGAGTTTCTCAAAAAAAACCTCCTCGATTTCCGCTATCTTCTGAAACTCTCTCAATTCTTGCATTATTGGCGGCCACAAATCCATTATTTTTGTCATTGCGGCGTCACCTCACCCAATACAGGAATTTCATACGGGCCAAGCTCAATGTTTTGTTGTTGGCCATTGAGTTTGGTGTTCTGAATGTCTACAATACCGTTAATGGCTAATACCCGCACTTCAATTTGACTTATTCGCACCACCAGCGTTTCAGAATCCGCCCATTGGCTGCGCAGCTCAGCAAAGTAATCATTTATGGCTGCTTCTACAGCTGGCTTTACATCCTCCCAAGTGTAGCCGGTCTGTAGGGTGATTTCCGGTTCTACATCGATTTCCTTTTCATCAACACCAACGACTGTGACAACATGTCCAATGGGTGCTATCCCATATCCCTTTCCTTGATTCTGTTCGGGATCAACGGCGGTCTGTATTTCATCAATCAGCGTGGATGAAGGCTTATTGTAGTCGCTATCTATGATTATCAGTTTTACGGTCCCTCCACCATTCCAGACCGGCTCCACTTTTACCCCACCAACGCCTGGTAGTGCTTTCACTTTCTGTTTATAGTCAACAATGTTTCCCCCATAAGCTTGGCTGACAAGGCTTTCAAAATATCGCTGTCTTAGGCTTTCGTCTGTTTCTTCATTTTCTCCCGGGATTAAAATGTCGATTAGTTCGGCGGTTACACCGGAAATGTTGTCGATGTTGTCAAGCAGGCCGGAGTAAACATTCCCGACGCTACCAGGCTGTTCACACTCAGCCTTGTATTCAAAATCTGTTATTTTGTCAATTATGATATATGTCGTGTCTTCCAATCCCCACCTGGTGCCAACATCTACTGGGCCGGTTGTAACAATCTTTCGTATTGCTTTTGTTGCGGGTCGTCTTACTATACCTATTTCCGCAGTCCTACGGGAAAGATATTCTCCCACGGCAGTATCGGCAAAGAAAAGGTCAACATAATTCCGCAGCATGAAATATGCTTCGGCCAATTTATAAGCTGCAGGAGCTAACGCATCATAAATAATAGAGCCCTCTCGTTTATCTATATCGCTTGGTATCCTTTCTAGCATGTCATTGAGTATATTTTCAAATGTCATATTCTCAAACATTATATAGTCACCTCCCGGGAGGCTGTGAAATTGCCGAATATGCTATGAACATCAAACATGCATTTTATTTCATCACCGTTTGCTTCAAGCTTGAAATTATCAACATCCGTAATTCTATCATCCCTAAGGAGGCACTCACGGATTCTGCGTTTTAATTCAATTTGAACATACACAGGATCTTTACCGAAGAGATTTTCAAGCTCAATCCCATAATTAAAGCTATATATTGGATACTCATACCTTTCAGTATTCAGCACCTTATATATAGCTTGTTTTAGGGCTTCCAGTTCATCTGTGAACCCTTGTATTTTGTTCCCTGATATTTTATAGGTCCGACTTGTTTCTATGCTTTCTTCAGGACTTAATTCAATGTTTATAGATGATTTTGGTATCATTCGGAGATCACCTCCAGGATAAAAAACTGTTGCCCGCCATGGTTTTGCAGCAGTCTCACCTTTTGGCCGGGATAGAGATTTCTTTTTAGATTGCCCACTATAAGCTCATTCGGTATGGTGAGCTTATCACTCACCTTTATACCGTCGCTTGTAACTGTTCCCACCAAAAGCCTGCATAATTTTGCATTGTTGAGGTAGTTTTGAATTATGGTCTTAATTTCGTTAATCATATCATCACTTCCAAACTCATTGTATGAACCGGAATAAACTCATGAGTGACCGACTTTACAATTAGTCTTTTGTTTAGGTCAATATCTTCTATCTGACCGTAAAAGCTCGTTCCCGCTCTTACTCTCACATCACCAAGACAGTCCAGCTCCAAGGTTTCAACCTCCCTGTTATAAAGCTGCAGGAGTGTATCGACCTTCGACTTGGCCTGTGAGGGATTGACATTTTTATCAAGTACCTCAAAATACTGCAGGAGGCCATATTTAGCTATGGAGCCACTGTCCTTAGTGATATAGACATCTCTTTTGCCGGTAGTTTCGTTGTCAGAAACTATCTTTATTTGGTTATAAAAATTGTCGTCAATCGATTTTTCGTATTTGTAATCATAAGACAAGCTTTCATCACCCAAAACTAAATCCAGCTGCAATTCCTGCAGATCTCTTATTGTCAAACTGCCGAATTCATCCCTTAAGCAATACCATTTTCCTGTATTCATCAGTGTGTCGCTTATGGCAGTGTAAATTATATCCAGCCAGGTCTTGTCGTCCTGGACGCTAACCGGCAGTTTATAGCCGGTACCGGTTAGGCTCCCTACCCTAAGGCCGAAATAGTTGCACATCTTCCGAACAAGGCTATCAATGGTATCGTTCTTCACCATAATCGTATCTTTTGCTTTGCAATATCTTAGTTGGTCATAAGCCGTTACTGTTATCTCTTTACCTTTGTTCCTGCTTGCTTTAAACACATAACCATAAAAAATGTTAGTGTCATCATACTTAAACCTCACTACATTGCCATTTTTGATAACCAGGTCATCGTCTATATAAGAAAACTCGAGCTTGCTACATCCGTCATTCAGTTTATCTGTGTATGATACGGCCTTGACAAGCTCGCTTATCTCATAAATTTTATTATCAACTTCAACTAAGAATTCCATCATAAAGGTATCACCAACTTTTGCCCCGGGTATATAAGGTTAGGGTTTTTAATTTTATCCCTGTTAGCATTGAATATCTTGGGATATTGGGCTCCGTTCCCGTAGTATTTCTTTGCTATAGCCCAGAGAGTATCGCCTGGCCGCACAACATACACCCCATTTGATTTTGGG